GATCATCTTGGAATCGGTCTTTGAAAAGCTAGAGAAAGCACAAGCAGGTGAAGATCGTAGTCCTGCTTGGTGGAGACAAGCAGGTAAGGTTGCGATGCGTTCTGCATTAGCAGACGGTGCAAAGGATGCCATCATCACAAACGAAACTGTCAATCGTGATGATGACAATGAGGTGTCTTTCTATCCCAAGAGAGGAAAGCTTATGATGTTTGAATATAATGCACGAGTGAGTAAGCAAGTTCTTCCTTACTACGATCAGTTACCATTGACCTTAGTATTAGAAGTAAAAACTGATCACTTCTGGGGTGCGAACTTACATTACATCAGTCCAAAGAAAAGATTAAAAACTATAGAAGCATTACTAAAGGGTAAGATTGATATACCTCGCAAAATCATTCATAAATACTTGAAACGTGATGTAAAGAACGGTGGTCTCTTTGTAGACATCGCAGAAAGTGATTGGGACTCAGCAATCTATCTACCAACTGAACAGTTTGTTGCTGCCGTTGGAAAAATAGAGATACCATATCAATCTAAGAAAGTATGGAATCACTATGATCCTCTTACCAAATATAGATTCAAAGCTAAAAGAAAGGTTAACTAATGTCACTACTTGATCGCAATAAGAAAAAGAATGGTGGTGGTAAGAGGGCACTTAGATTCCCTCGGGATAAAGTAACGGATCACGATGATTATATGATGTTTACCATCTATAAGTATCAACCTCCTTTCCGTAAAGCAAACTGCATCGGAAAATCTGGTGGTAACCTATGGGGTAGTAGATATTCTAGTTACGATACTACTGGGTTTGGCGGAGGAGAATTAGAGTCTTCTAAGTATAAAAATATGGTCCTCTATATGCCAGAGGATATTAGCGATGCGCATACAAGAAACTGGGGTGAAGTTTCTGTCAATAACATACAGCGTGCTGCTTTAAGAGCATTTGGATCTGGTCTAGATGCTGCTCCTGGTTTGATGGACAACTTGACCACAGAGGGAGTCAAACAAGCTGCCAAAAGTATGCTACCTAAAGATACTGTATCTCAAGGCAAGGCATTTATGAAACAACTAGCAGTAGAAGGAGCATCAGCTGCTGCAGGTGTCGATTCTAATGTTGCTTTCGGTGGTGTGATGGGTCAAGTTGCTAACCCCAACTTGGAAGTTCTATTTGAAAACGTTGGGCTGAGAACATTTAGTTTCAACTGGACAATGGTGCCCAGAAATCAAAAAGAATCTCTAATTATTAAAGAGATGATTTGGCAATTCAAAAAAGCATCTGCACCAGAGATGGAAGCAGATGGTTGGTTTATGAAAGTTCCACACGTATTTAATATCGAATACAAGCAAGGTTCCTCCACAAACCATTGGTTAAATAGAATGAAAGCTTGTGCACTGCAAGGTATTTCTGTTAACTATAGTGCTGGTGGCAGTTACGCCAGTTTGTCTGACGGAGCACCTGTTGCAGTGACAATTGGTTTGCAGTTCAAAGAACTGAAGATGATTCTCTCACAAGATTTTGGTGATTCATTTAGTCAAGGACAGCAATACTACTAATGCCATACTTCAGTTATCTACCAGACATTGATCTAGCAGTTCGACCTATCAAATTTCCTTGGTCGGAACAGCAATACAAAGTAGCAAAAAATATTTTTAGAAGATTTAAAGTTAGCGAAACTTCTTTAGATACAATGACATACTTTAAAAAGTATGTTATCGATGACTCAGATCGTCCTGATATTATTTCAGAGATTGTGTATGGTAGATCTGATTATGATTGGATCATTATGATGTGCAATAACATCATCAATCCATATTACGATTGGCCAATGAGTCAATCAACGTTGATGGAATATATTAGTACGGAGTATGATAATCCGTATGCAATTAAACACTACGTCACAAGAGAAGTAAAGAACACTGCAGGCGACGTGGTTCTTCCTGCAGGACAAATTGTTGACGAGGGTTTCTACAACTCTCCTTATTGGGTAGAGTATGACAGAAGTGATGTTGAGTTTCCAATACCAGAGAACAAAACAGAGCTCATTGTAACTAGACAGCTTGGTGTTAATCACGTTCAATTAAAATCTTGCAGTTGGGGCGTCTGTTTCCCACGAGATGTAGCTGGTGGTGGATATGAATCAGCACCTACGATATCATTCCGATCACCATATTCACAACTAGGTGAGCTGCCAGCTGTAAGAGCAACAGGTTTTGCAACACTGAGTGATACGGGATACCTAAAACGCTTTGACATTACATCTCCTGGTGAAAACTATACATATCCTCCCATTGTTACTTTCGATGGTGGGTTAGCAGGTCAAGGTGCTACAGCAACAATCAATAGTAGCGGTCAAGTAACAGAGATTCGTCTCGATGGTTTGTCATATGATACTACCGTGGCAGATAACATCTATGAATTTGGAGGAGGTGCTACTCTTGCTCCTAATGGTAGTGGAACAGGATATACTGGAGGATTTGACCTTGGCACTACACACCTTAGATTAGGAGACTCATACGGAACACGTTATGCTACTATTAACAAAGTAGATATGACAACTTTCGATACTGTTCGTGTCTATGCTATTCGTGGTAACGGTAGTAATGGTGGAGAAACACCTGACATCAATGGTGTAGAAGATCTATATTTAAGATATCAAATTACTGAAAATGTAAACCCTGATCCTAGTGCGTGGGTTAACCTTGGTATTGTGATCGAAGCTGTGCCCAATGGTAGTGGTAGTGGTGTCCTTGACAACTACGACTTTACTGTGCCAGCAAATGTAAGGACAGAAAATGTGTTCTTCCAGTTATATCAACCTGGTAACAGTGGTCCTTCATTCGATCACTACGGTATCACAACTATCAACTTCATCAACAACAGTGCTGAATACACAGACTCTAACGTATACCTAACAAACAATCCTCTTGATTCTACAGGTAGTGGAGCAACTGCAGTTGCTGTATTAGGTAAGCGTCTGACTGGTGTAACTGTAACCAACCCAGGTTCTTATGGTGGTGGTTACTATGTTAATATAGGTGCTTCTGGTGGCAACCCCGATTACGAAGCTTACTTTGATGCAGTAGCGGAACCAAATCCTAATTCATTTGCAGCTGATGATGTAATTACTTTCAGCAATGGTGTTACTGCTACGATCATTGAATATAATGAGCTATCTAATGGGCAAAGCGATAGTATGACAATCAAAATGGATACTATCGATCCTAATAATCCTATCGCTAGCAGTATGGCATTCACTACTGCAACTTCTACTGCTGTTGTACACACAGTGGTGTCTACTGTACAATCCGAACCAACTTTTATAGACAAAGTTGGAAACTTGTTTAGATATCAACTACTACGAACGTCTGGTACTGGTGGATGGGAGAAGCTAATACGTGACAGTTACCGTTACTATGACGAAGATCTTCAGCTAGTAGTACCCAAGGTAGGAAAAGAAATTTCCTACCCTGTTACCTTCCACGAGTACGAGACTGAACAAAACGATAAAAAGCGCGAGATATTTATCTTAAAGAAAAGATATATCGCACGCTTTTTGGCAGAGATGAAAGAGCAACTGCCGTATAAAAAATCTTCAGATTACATTAGTTCAACTCTGAAGAGATCAAGTATCTGATTTCTTATAGAAACCAAATGGACCGACTTTTTCTTTCACTCGGTTCTTCATAACAACACCAGCAAGAGACTCCATAATTTTCAGGACATCTTCTGCCTTAGCACCTTCACCAAGTTCTTTGGCAACATAGAAATACTTATCAAAGAACTCTTGACCGTGTTCTTTGTAGTCTTCAACGGTGATTGGTTGATCTTTCATCATTCTTCCTCAGCAAGGCGAGCGAAGTATGACAATTGATCTTCATCACCACTAGGAGTGATGTCAGGTGCATTGAATCCCGCATCCACAGTTTCAGTCTTCCTCTCAAAGTTAGGAGTGAAGCTAGGAGTGGAGGGTACAACAGGTTCAAACTCTTCGTCATCAACAGTAGGAGCAGCACTCCGCTTATTGATACCAAGCACTTCATTCAGACGTGATTGGAGTTCTTCGTATGTTTTGAACTGATCAGCAGTAGTAAAAGCAGACAGAGAATACTGTTGCTTCCAAGTTGCTTCCAGCACGTCATCATCCTGATGCAATGCACTGGTACTATCAAACTCAGACTTGTCATAGTTCCAGTAACCTGCAACCTTACAGATCTTCAGCTTGAAGTTAGCACCTTCCCACATATCAAAAGGATTGATAGGGGTTTCGTCTTCAAACTCAGGTTGCATTGCTGCAGTGATCTTGTCATAGATCTTCTTACCAAACTTGTAGAGGAAGACTTTACCTTCGTTCTGAGGATTGGCAGGGTCACGCACAACAAAGATGTTGGTGTAGTAAGAGAGCTTACGCTTCTGCTTACGTGCGACTTCTTTATCTGCATCGATGCCAGAGTTCCACAGCTTACGATTGACTTCACCGACAGGATCCTTGCCACCAATAGTAGTCAGGGAGTTCTCGATATACCAACC